CCACAGCAATACAGGGGGGTAAAAGGTCAATAACTTCTGGTGGTGGAAGAGCAGGAGGAGCAGAAGGTACTGGTGGAGGTAGAACCTTTGATTTTAATTTAGTAGGAACTACAGGAACTAATCAACTAGCAGAAGCAGTAGGCGCACAATTCCAAGAACCAATACAAGCTTTTGTTGTAAGTAGTCAGATTACATCACAACAAGAATTAGATTTAGAAATATCAACAGGAGCATCTCTTGGGGATTAATATAAAACAAATAATATAAAAATCGTTATCAAATTATGGAACAAGATATTATAGAACTATTTATAGACGAAGAAAATGATTTTGCTGGAATAGAGGCAATATCCATAGTAGAATATCCAGCAATAGAAGAAGATTTTATTGCTCTTAAAGAACAGCAAATACAGTTAGCAGAAGTAGACTCTGAAAAAAGAATATTAATGGGAGCTGCATTAGTTCCTGACAAAAAGATATTTAGAAAGAGTGGCGATAAAGAGTATTTTATATACTTCTCTAAAGACACTGTTAGAAGAGCATCTGAGCTATTCTTATCTAAGGGCAAACAAAACAATTCAACATTAGAGCATGATGTAGAGTTAGAGGGATTAAGTGTAGTAGAAAGCTGGATTATAGAAGATGAAGAAAAAGATAAGTCTGCCAAGTATGGTTTTAATCTGCCTGTAGGAACATGGATGGTTTCTGTTAAGGTAAATAACGACCAGATATGGGAAGAGTTTGTCAAAGAAGGCAAGGTAAAAGGTTTTAGTATTGAGGGTTTTTTTACAGACAAACTTGATGAAAGACCAAGAGAAAGTGTAAAGGAAGAAATAGATACAGATGAACTAAGTGCTTTGGCTAAGATGTTTGAACTTGAAGACATCATTTTAGAAATACAAGATGTAGAGCTACAAAGTTATTCTGACTATCCACAGTCAGCAAGAAACAATGCAAGAAGAGCTTTGAAGTATAAAGAAGAAAACGGTAGTAGTTGTGGAACACCTGTAGGATGGAGAAGAGCTTCACAATTAGCATCAGGTGCTAGTATCTCTCGTTCAACAATAGCTAGAATGGCGAGCTTTAAGAGACACCAACAAAACAAAGATGTGCCTTACTCAGAGGGATGTGGTGGTTTAATGTGGGATGCTTGGGGTGGTAGCTCTGGTGTTAACTGGGCTATTAATAAACTAAAACAAATTGACAAAACAAAGCTTGCAGAAGAATTTATAAAAGTATCTGATGAATATGCTATTATAAACGGAAGGTTGGGGTATAACACACAAGAAAGGGCAGAAAAAGGAGCAGAAGATATAGGTTGTAAAGGATTTCACATACACGAGATGGAAGATGAAAAATGGTATATGCCATGTGAACAACACATTCTGGCAGAGGTAGGACCTAAAGGTGGCATTCGTAAATCTCCTAAAGCACCAAAATCAGATACACCTAACAAGAACCCAAAAGGTAAAGGTAGTGCAGGTGGTAGTGCAAAGGGTAAAACAGGAGCTAAGGTATCTGCAAAAGACAGAGCTACTTTAACAAAAAAGGCAAATGACTTTAATAAAAGATACAAAGAAAAATTAGGTTATGGAGTAACGGTAGGTATGCTGGCTAGTGTATTTCAAAGAGGCTTAGGAGCTTTTAACACTTCACATAGTCCAAACGTAAAGAGTCCATCTCAATGGGCGTTTGCAAGAGTCAATGCCTTTTTATATCTAATAAAAAATGGTAGACCACAAAATGCTAAATACACAACCGATTATGATTTGTTACCTAAAAAACATCCTAAATCATCTAAATAATGAGAAAGAAATCAGCAAGCACATATAGAAAAAATAAAAGAAAATCTCATCCACATAGCAAAAATGCAAGCAGAGGCAAGACAGGTTATAAGAAAAAATATAGAGGGCAAGGAAGATGAAAAAAACACCCAGCAGGACTAGTCCAACAGGAAAAAAGAGAGGCTGTTTATGCAAAGACGGAACTTACAGTAGTAAATGCTGTGACGGAAGTTTACAAGCACAAGGTATCGGAGCTTTAACAGGACAAGGTACAACTCCGTAATCTTGAAAATGAAACAGATATTTTATTAATCGTTATCAAATTAAATAATTATTTATGAAAGCAACAGAAATTATTAAAAAATTCAAAGAAGTATTACTTTCTGCTGACACTGAAGAAGAGACTCCTGTATTAGAGGAGCTTTCTACTGAGGTTAAGGAAGAGGTTACTGAAGAGCAGGTTGAGCTTGCTCAAGAGCAAACAGTAGAAGAGGATTCTACGGAAGAATTAGCTGAGAAAAAAGAGTATGAAGAACAAGTTGAGGAAAAACCAGAAGAGATTTATGCTACTAAAGAAGAATTAAACAAAGTAGTAGCTGAATTTAAGGCTATGTATGAGCAAATGATGGACGGTATTGGCAAAGAAGAAGCTGCTGATGCTCCTGAAGAGTTAAGCTCAGACAAAGTTGAACTTTCTGAAGAGACTGAAGCAATTTCTCATTCTCCTGAAGCAGAGGTAGATTCTAAACCAATGAATTTATATTCTCAAAATCGTCCTATGACGACAAAACAAATAGTATTTAACAAATTATTTAACAATTAATTAATTAATTATGGCAACAACAACGAGTATAACAAGTACTTACGCAGGAGAATTTGCAGGCAAGTATATTGCTGCAGCTCTTCTTTCTTCTTCTACTATCGATAATGGTGGAATCGAAGTAAAACCAAACATTAAATATAAAGAAGTCATCAAGAAATTAGCTACTGGAGACCTAGTTGCTAACGCTTCTTGTGATTTCTCTGCTACATCTTCTGTTACATTAACAGAAAGAATTATTCAGCCAGAAGAATTTCAAGTAAACTTACAGTTATGTAAGCAAGATTTTGTTTCAGACTGGGAAGCTATATCTATGGGATATTCTGCATTTGAAACATTACCTAAGAACTTTCAAGACTTCTTATTGGCTCATGTAATTGCTAAGGTAGCTGAAAAAAATGAGCAAAACATCTGGCAAGGGGTTAACTCTAACGCAGGCGAGTTTGACGGATTAGTAACATTAGCTGGTGGAGATTCAGACGTTATTGACGTATCTGCTACAACAGTAACTGCTGCTAACGTTATTGCACAAATGGGTGCTGTAGTAGACGCAATTCCTTCAACTATTTACGGAAGTGAAGATTTATTTCTTTATGTTTCTTCTAATGTAGCTAGAGCTTATGTAAGAGCTTTAGGTGGATTTGGAGCTTCTGGACTAGGTGCTGCTGGTACAAACAATCAAGGTACACAATGGTGGAACAATGGTGCTTTAACTTTTGACGGAGTAAAAGTATTTGTAGCAAAAGGATTACCTGACAACAGAATGTTTGCAGCACAAAAATCTAACCTATATTTTGGTACTGGATTATTAGCTGACCACAATGAAGTCAAGGTTATTGACATGGCTGACATTGATGGTTCTCAAAACGTAAGAATCGTTATGAGATATACAGCTACTGTACAGTATGGATTAGGAGCAGAAATCGTTCTTTATTCATAATAAACAACTAGGTATTAACATAAAATGGGGTAGGTGGGTTTCTACCTACCCTTTTTTAATAAAACAATAAAATTATGGCTTGTGATATATCAAAAGGGAGATTAGAAGCGTGTAAAGAGTCCGTAGGTGGTATAAAAAATTTATACATTGCTAACTATAGCTCTGCTATGTATGCTGGTATGGCTGATTCTGCTTCTGTAGCTCCGACTGCTGCTGCATTTAACGGTCAAGTAGATACGTTAACTGCTGGAGTAGATGTGTATAAATTTGAAGTAAGAGGAGACAACAATACGTTTGAAGAGACTAATGAGAACTCAAGAGACAACGGAACATCTTTCTTTATGCAATCAGGAAGTTTTGTTATTAAGGCTCAGAATGCTGAGACTATGATGCAACTAAAACTATTATCTTATGGTAGACCTCATATTATTATTGAGGACTTCAATGGTAAATTTAGAATTGCTGGCGCACAAAACGGAGTAGAAGTATCTGTAAATACATCTACAGGTGGCGCTATGGGAGATTTATATGGTTATACAATTTCTTTCGAGGGTAAAGAAGTTCTCCCAGCTCTATTTGTTCTAAACACTTTAGTTGGAGAAGGCGTTAGTGCTGGATTTGACGTACAGACTTCAAATATGAGTAACGAATAATACTTCCTTTATTATTATTCAATTAAAAGGGTAGATTTCGGTCTGCCCTTTTTTATTATAAAACAAAAAACAGTTTTTTCGTTATCATAGTATGATAATTATTAATGAAGCAGACACACAGACCTTTAACATAATTCCAAGAAATAGTAACGTAGAATACGATACAGATGAGTCTGGTAATGTTAGAGTACTAGCAGGCAAGCTAAGTGTTAAGTTTGTAGAAGAAGAAACTAATGACGGTTCTAGTAGTCTAAACAATCAAAGTGATAAACACGATAATTATTTAGCTTTAAATGTTACTGCAACAAGCAACAGATTTAGAAAGAACTTTAATTATTTTATGACAGTAACTAATTTTACAACAGGTAAATTAGTTTATAGAGATAGGGTTATGGTATTAGCAGATGGAGATGTTCCTTACGATAATAAGGCTATTCATACAATAAACAATAATGAATACGACCCATACGTTGGTTCTTCTAGTGATAACGAATATATTATACTAAATGACTAATAAAGAAAAAAATAACTCAATAAGAGTAGTAAACTTATCTGGTTATGAAATACCAGAGGTGAAAGAAGTTTACAATAAAAAGTGGATTTCTTATGGAGAAAACAACGACTACTTTGATACACTTATTGAAAGATATTTAGGTTCACCTACTAACAGCAGATGTATCAACGGTATTGTTGATATGGTATATGGTAGGGGGTTAGAAGCTACAGATAGCAAAGACTTCCCTGAAATGTATGCTAAATTTAAGGTATTAATTAGACCTAAAGATGTAAAGAGAGTAGCTAACGACTACAAAATGTTAGGTCAAGCTGCTATGCAAGTAGTATACAACAAGCCTAAAACAAAAATAATAAAGGTGCTGCACTTTCCTATGGAGTGTTTACGAGCAGAAAAGTGTGATGCAAAGGGAAAAATAAACGCATACTATTATCATCCTAAGTGGTCTGAAATAA